GAGTGGCAACGCCGCCGCATCGGGCTGGAGTGGCAACGCCGCCGCATCGGGCTGGAGTGGCAACGCCGCCGCATCGGGCGGGAGTGGCAACGCCGCCGCCTCGGGCGTGAGTGGCAACGCCGCCGCCTCGGGCGTGAGTGGCAACGCCACCGCATCTGGATTGAGGGGCACGGCTGTCGTAACCGGTGCCTCTGGCGATGCATCCGCATTGGGCAAACAGTGCCTTGCCGTGGCATGGGGCGCAGATAGCCTTGCAAGAGGCACTATGGGCAACTGGATTGTTGTCTCCGAGCGTGACGATGATGGCAACATCATTGATGCCAAAATTGCGAAGGTGGACGGTGAAACCATCATGGCGGACACATGGTACAAACTGGAGAATGGCGAGATCGTGGAGGAATCGTAATGTATTTGTGTGATTATTGTGGTGCAGCGTTCCATTCGTTGGATTACATCGAGGAAAAGTCCGATGAGTGCGGAAACAGCATAATTTATGTCTGCCCAGAGTGCGGAGAGGAGATTATCCCCGGAGAAGCGGATGAATGTCCTGTTTGCCACGGCTGGAAGCCGATGAAGTCCGCTATGTGCCACAAGTGTGAGCTGGAAACGATCGGAAATTTCAAGCTGGCTATACGGAAGTTCTCCGATGTGCAGCTTGATTATATTTCCGAGCTGACGGAGGGTGAGTATCTCTCGGGGTTTTTGCATAAGGGGGGCTTGGGATGATAAACGGTGTCCTCCGGTACATAAAAGCTACAGTGGAAATCCCATTCCCGGAGGGGAAAATGTGCTGTAACCTCTGCCCACTTTTGGAGACGTATTCACGAAATCAATGCCGCCGCACGGGGGAGTATTTGCTGGACACACGAATCGTCGGGGCATATTGCCCGCTACAAGTTGTTGATGAGGAGAAAACCGAATGATGAATATCTACGAGAAAATCGCTGCAATCATGCAGGATGTCCAGTATCTGGCAAAGGACGATCATGTTGAGTTCGGCAGTACCAAGTACAAGGCATTGAGCGAGGAGAAGGTAACCTCTATCATGCGGGCGGAACTGCTGAAACACAAACTGGTTGTATACCCCATCGCACAGACAGCCGGGAGGACTGGGAACATTACCCATGTAGATGTGATTTACCGCATGGTCAATGTGGAAAACCCGGAGGAATACATCGAGATCGCATCCTGCGGAGATGGCGCAGACACGCAGGACAAGGGCAGCGGCAAGGCCATGACCTATGCGTTTAAGTATATGTGGCTACGAACCTTCGCGCTTCCAACTGGTGAGGACCCGGACAAAATTTCCTCCGCCGAACTGGACGAGAAGGAGCGGAACGCCGCTCCCGTGTGTGATCGATGTGGAGCTGACATTGTGTCCGTCAAGAAGCGCAACGGCGAAATGTGGACGGTAAAGGACATGGTTAAGTACTCCAAGGGCCGCTACGGAGCGCAGATGTGCGCCGACTGCATGAAGGCCACGAAGAAGGAGCAGGACAATGTTGCAGGCTGATGTGACCGCCGCACGGTGGCAGCAGGACAGCGATGGGGCGTGGCTGTGCCTCCGGGTGCAGTCCCCCGCCTCTGCAATGACCATCTGCGACGAGATGAAGCCGGACAAGCAGTATGTGGCGCAGATCAAGCGCAAGGGAAGGAGCCTTGACGCAAACGCTTATGCGTGGGTGCTGCTGGATAAACTGGCGGCACACTATGGGATTCCGAGGAATGATGTGTACCGGGAAGAAATCAGGATCATTGGTGGTGTGAGCGATGTTGTGTGCATGGTATCAAAGGCGGCGGACGAGTTCTGCCGCAGATGGGAGGCAAAAGGAACCGGCTGGATGGCGGAACAAGGGCCAAGCAAAATTCCTGGATGCGTGAACGTGGCGGTTTGGTACGGCTCAAGCACCTACGACACAGAGCAGATGTCACGGCTGATTGACCAGATCGTTGCCGATTGCCGAGAAGCTGGAATCGAGACTATGACACCGCAGGAGTTGGATGCGCTAAAATCACGCTGGGGCGAAGCCCAGCCGTTGGGAGGTGATAAAGGTGACTGATGAAAGACGGTGCTTCCTGTGCGGCAGAAATGGAGCGGGTGACCCGCTGGAGCGGCACCATTAGGCACATCTTCGGCGGCGCGTACCGCAACAAAAGCGAGAAATACGGCCTTGTAGTGTATCTCTGCGGCGAACGGTGCCATAGAAACGGAGGGCTGGCAGTACACCGCAACGGGAATCAAATGCGTCTCCTGCGCCGATACGGCCAGTTAAAGGCCATGCAGGAACAGGGATGGACGGAGGATGACTTCCGCCGTGAATTCGGAAAAAGCTATTTGTAAGGAGGAAAACGATGGTAAACAGAATGATTTTGCAGGGGCGGCTTTGCTCTGACCCTGAATTGCGCCGCACCAACAGCGGAACAGCAGTGTGCAGCTTCCGTGTGGCGTGGAGCGAGAAGATTAAGGACAGAGAAACGAAGCTGTTTCTCCCCTGCGTGGCATGGCAGGGTACGGCGGAGATGATTTGCAACCACTTTGCTAAGGGCAAGGAGATCATCGTAGAGGGCAAGCTCTCCAGCCGGGAATACGAGGACAAGACTGGCAACAAGCGCACTGTGGTGGAGCTGACGGCGGACCGGGTACATTTCTGCGGCAGCAAGGACAGCGCACCGCAGCAGCCCACGCAGACCTTCACGGAGATTTCCGAGGATGACGGCGATTTGCCGTTCTAAGGCGGTGCGCCGATGCCGAACAGAATCATACGCGAGAGCATCTGCACCAGCGACAGCGTAGATAGGCTTTCATGGTTCGAGGAGGTCTTGTTCTATCGGCTGATTGTTTCTTGCGATGATTTCGGACGCTATGACGGACGGGCCGCAATTATCAAAAACAGGCTATTCCCTTTGAAAGAAAATCTTACTCTGAAAACTGTAGAAAACGCCCTTCATGGACTGGCGAGTGCTGGATTGGTTGCCCTTTATACTTCACAGGGCAAGCGCTTCCTTTACCTACCAACATGGGGTAAGTATCAGACACAGAGAGCAAAGGAAAGCAAATATCCTGAGCCTGTAGAGCCTACGCAAGCAGATGAAATCATTTGCAAACAAATGAATGCAGATGTCCCCGTATTCGAGAAACGAGAAACGAGAATCGATATACGAGAATCGAGAAGCGAGAATAATGCGCGCGAGGCGCGCTTCTCTCCGCCCTCTTTGGACGAGGTTCGGGCTTATATCGCCGAACGGGGGTCTACAGTTGACGCACAGCAATTCATCGATTTCTACGCCTGCAAGGGCTGGATGGTTGGGAAAAATCGCATGAAGGACTGGAAGGCCGCCGTCAGAACATGGGAGCAGCGCAGAAAGGAGGAAGCCGGTGAACAGCCAACAAAGCAAGAATACCATGTCGGAACATGGCTGTGACATCTGCGGAGGGCTGGGCTACACCGTCCGGCGCACGGAAAGCGGCGAACTGGTGAGCAGAACCTGCAAATGCGAGATCATCCGCCGGAATAGGCTTCGCATGGAGCGTTCCGGGCTTCTGGGACTGCTGGATAGCTGCACCTTTGAGTCGTTCCAAACTCAGGAGTATTGGCAACAGGCCGCAAAGCAAGCGGCGGAGAGGTATTTGACCGACTGGAAAGGCAAGTGGTTTTTCATCGGCGGCTCTCCCGGCACTGGGAAAACGCACCTGTGTACGGCGATTTGCTCCAAACTGATGGACGGTGGAATCCCTGTGCGGTATGTGCAATGGCGGGGAGATATTCCCGCAATCAAGGCAAAGACCAACGATGCCGACGCATACGCAGAAGCCATGCACCCGCTGAAAACAGTCCGTGCGCTGTATATCGACGATTTTCTAAAGGGCAGCGTTACGGATGCCGACAAAAACATTGCCTTTGACCTGCTGAATGCCCGGTACATCAACCCGGATGCAATTACGATCATCTCCACGGAGCTGACCATTGACCGCATTTTGAGTTGGGACGAGGCGATTGGCAGCAGAATCAACCAGAGGGCGAAGGATTATATGCTGAACATCGGCAAAAAGCAGAATTGGAGGTTGAGATGACCACATTACGCATGATCCCCGGCATTACATACACCCGGGAGAACCTGGAGACGCTGACTGGAATGCCGGACAGAGCAAACCGCCGGATGATACGGGAGCAGCGGCGGCAAGGTGTACCCATCGTTGCGCTGAAAGACGGCGGGTACAAACTGGCGGAAACGGATGAAGAAAAGCAAGCCTTACTTTCCATGTACCGCAAGCGGGCATTGGACGAGCTGGGGACATACCGCCGCCTTGCCAAAGCCATGCAGGTGGATGGGCAGATGGAGATGTGAGGCGGAAATGAAACGGGTTAACACTCCGCTGACGAACGAGGCGGCGAAATCACTGCTGGCTTTGGATTTAGAGGACAAGGTGATTACCAGCTACGAGAAACTGGACGAGTGGTACACCGCGTGGGGCGGGCAGTGTTATGTGTCATTTTCCGGAGGAAAGGACAGCACGGTGCTGGCGTATTTGGCTGCAAGGTATCTATCGTCGTTCCGCTGTTGTGGAATTATGAAAAAGTCTCCATCAAAGAGCTATGAGCACCGAGCGGATGTCAAGCCCACGACGGCAACAATGGCGGAGGAAAGTCTTTTGCGGATGCAAAAATGGCGCGAAACTGGCTGCAACGCCTTTGAAGGAAAGCGTCCCTTATCTAAGCCCATGAGTTTCTGGACGGAGCAGGATGTGCTGCGGTTTATAGTAGACCACCAACTTCCTTACGCCAGCGTGTACGGAGACATCGTAGCCAGCGACGGCGAGAACGACTACGGCGCGACGCTGATCGACTGCAAGTTGCGCTGCACGGGATGCCAGCGCACGGGGTGCATGTTCTGCGCGTTTGGTGCGCATCTCGAAAAGGGAGAAAACCGGTTTGAGCGCATGAAGCACACGCATCCGAAGCACTACGACTTTTGCATCGGCGGCGGCGAATGGGACGCGGATGGGTTATGGAAACCCAACGAAAAGGGTCTTGGCTACGCCAGAGTATTGGACTACATCGGAGTGAGGTATTGACATGAGCGTAAGTTTTACCATACCCCTGCCGCCGGTTACAAAGAAAAACAGCCAGCGTATTATGCACAGCAGCAAGACGGGGAAATCGTTTATCATGCCGTCGCAGAAGTACATCGATTACGAGGCAAAGGCCGTGTGGTACTGCAAAAAGGCTGGTGTGCATGAGCCGATAGATTATCCAGTGGAGGTTAAATGCCTGTTTTATATGCCCACCAAGCGGCGAGTGGATTTAACCAATCTGCTGGAGGCTGTGGACGATGTGCTGGTCAAGGCGCGGGTGTTGATGGACGATCACTGCGGCATTATTGTCAGCCATGACGGGAGCCGGGTGCTGTACGACAAGGAAAATCCACGCACGGAGGTGAGCATAACCGCTTATGAATGATTTTGACTATGACATCGTGCAGAAAAAGCGTGTTGCAAGAGGGGCGTTTGCCCATGTGAACCGCAAGCGTGGGAAATGCAGATTGCCAAGTGATTACCTCACTGCGGCACAAAAGAGGGAGATGAACGGGGAAATGAAAACATACAACATCACGCGGCCTATGCCTTGGGAAGATTTCAAGGCGATGGCAGACGACCTTAAACAAGAATATTTGAGGAATATGCAGTCTTGCGGCGGGGCAGCTACATACCTTGCGGAAGAAATGGGCTGTTGCAGTGCCACTATCATAGAATCTGGGAAAAAACTTGGCGTGCCATTTGTGCGAGGTGGTCGGAACCTTGACTTGTGGCAAAAGAAACTATCAGAGTGGCACACATCCGAAGTGGTGGAAGAAACGCCAGAAAAACAGTCCGATGGACTAACGCCGGTGCGAAGTGCAGGACCGTTGCACGTGCGAAGTGCAGAACTGCTTCACGCACGGCTCACTATCCGGGGAGACCGGGAAAGCGTTTTGCAAAATCTACGCATGCTTATGCCGGATGAATGTGAAGTCACGGTTGAGTGGTGAGAGGAGAAAACTTGTGAAGGAGCATATTACCACTGGAGGGAAAACGCTTTGCTGGACTTGTAGAAAAGCGTATGGAGGATGCTCATGGACAGAAGTAGACTACACAAAAAAGGGCTGGCCTATACGATTTGAGCCGGTAAAGGGTTGGAATGCAATCCCGACAAAAAATGAAAAATACACATCGTTTTTGGGGGTAAGTTGCCCAGAGTACGATCCTGATGATAGAAAGGAGGATACACATGACGGCAGATTTTGCGGGTATGGGGAAGCGCCTGCGGGCGGCGAGAGAGAAGGAACTTATGTCGCAGGATGATCTGGCTTTGGAATCTGGTGTAGCACCATCGACGATCAGCCATATTGAGTGTGGACACAGCACCGCGTCGGTGTGGGTGCTGGCACATATCTGTGATGCGCTTGGGGTATCTATGCAATGGATGGTATACGGGAGAGGAAGAAAATGAGCAGAAAGAGCATATTTACAGTTGTCGGAGGTGCGGCCCTTGTGCTTCTGATTGCCGCCGGGATATTGTGGGTGGAGCTACTTGCCGCAGAAGCGGAATGTGTGGAGGAGCAAGAACCTGTTTCCCCGCTGGTGGCGGAAGTAATCCGCCAAGAAACACCACAGGAAGCCGCCTACACGCACGAAAGCACAATGACCGTGACAGCATACTGCCCCTGCGAAAAATGCTGTGGAGCGTATTCAAACGGCTATACAGCCACAGGAGCGAAAGCAAAACAGGGCGTGACCATCGCCACGGACCCCTATGTGATACCGTTGGGGACAGAGGTTGAGATCGATGGGCATATCTACATAGCACAGGATGTGGGCGGCGCAATTAGCGGCGACCGCATTGACCTTTACTTTGATAGCCACGAGGACGCACTCCAATGGGGCGTGCGGGAAAAAGTTGTGAGGTGGAGCGGATGATGGAACGGATTACATTTAATGGGAACTTCTGCGACATTTCGCAGTGCTGGGAGCTGCCTTGCCAGCATGGCGGGAGCTGCTCACAAAAGCAAGTGTGGGAGCGGCTGAAAGCCTACGAGGACACGGGGCTGACGCCGGGAGAAGTTCTGCCGAAAGATAAGGCGGACGAGATCGCGCTGAAGCTCATGCGTCTTGCTGATTTGGAAAGCCTTTGCAGCTATACCCGCCTGCGCGAACTGGCCGATGCCGAAAAGGACGGGCGCGTGGTGGTGCTGCCGTGCGAGGTGGGCGATACGGTGTGGGCCATTCTTGACGGTGCGAAATATGCAAGGGAATGTAAGGTTGACTTTGTGAATATCGGGAGTTTTGGCACAACTATTGTGTTTGTGGTAAAAGATGGGGTGAGAGAGCAGTACGGGGTTACCGCCGCTGCGTTCGGCAAAACCGTATTCCTGACCCGCGAGGAGGCGGAGGAAGCATTGGAGGTGATGAAGGATGCTTGAGATATGCCCGATGACGCTAAAAGAGGCAAACGCCTATGTCGAACAGTATCACCGCCATCATAAGCCGGTCGTAGGACACAAGTTCTCGATTGGCTGCTCTGACGGAGAGAAAATCGTGGGCGTGGCCATTGTTGGACGACCGGTTTCTCGGCACCTTGACGATGGGTGGACGTTGGAAGTAAACCGGCTATGCACGGATGGCACACGGAACGCCTGCTCCATGCTTTACGCCGCCGCATGGCGGGCTGCTCGCGCGATGGGCTATAAGCGGCTTGTGACCTACATACTGGACAGCGAAAGCGGCACGAGCTTGAAAGCCAGTGGATGGAAATGCGTGGGACAGGCTGGTGGCTTGCGATGGACGGGAAAGCGCCGCCCGGAGGTGGATTTATACCCGGCGCAGATGAAAATCCGGTGGGAAAAGGAGGCAAACTGATGGAAAGACTGACGGAAAAACATTATCTCGGAGCCGACCATTACATAAAGTGTTCCGAAAACTGCAACATGGATATGGATTGCATAGACTGCCAATCGTTTGATTGTCTCGTTGAACGCCTCGCCGCCTACGAGGACACGGGGCTTGAGCCGTTGAATGTGAACAACATGAAGGTGGCACATGGCAATGCGCTTTCCACCATTTCGGAGTTGAGAAAAGCATTGGTTGACAAGCGCGAGGAGTTAAAAACCGCTCGTGACAGCATTTCGCAGTTGGATGGTGCCAATAGTAGTTTGATGGCCGCAAACGAGAAGCTAGCGGCAGACCGCAAGGCACTTATCAACGAGCTATGCCAATACTGCGGGAAGTACAAACACGCACACGAGGGCGCCTGCGACGAGTGCAAATGGAGGGATATGTGATGGCAGTGGTGGATATTTTTATCACGGACAAGAAGTACAACGTCATCTACGCTGATCCACCGTGGGCTTATAGGCAAAAGCAAATGAATTTCCAACATTACGATGAAGGGAAAAAATATGAGAACGGCGTAAATGAACATTACCACACCATGACGTTGGATGAACTGAATGCGTTGCCAGTGAACAAAATCGGTGCAGACGATTGCTTGCTGTATATGTGGGCGACCAGCCCCAATTTGGATATTGCCATAGAATTGGGCAAATCATGGGGATTTGAGTATAAAACGGTAGCCTTTGTGTGGGATAAGCAGAGAACCAACTACGGCTTTTATACCTTGAGCCAATGCGAATTATGTTTGGCGTTCAAAAAAGGCAGAATCCCAAAGCGGGCAGTAACAAATGTGCGGCAGTTTTTAAGCGAGAAATTGGGGAAACACTCAGAGAAACCAGCAAAGATCAGAGAAAGAATCGACACCATGTATGGGCATTTGCCCCGCATCGAACTGTTTGCCAGACAGCAAGTGGACGGCTGGGACTGCTGGGGTGACGAGGTATAAGTGAAGGTGATTTCAATGACTATGAACCGCAGAGAAGTTTTGCATGATACGGATTGCGCGGATTGCCTATGCCGCGTCTGCGCTAAGAACTCCGTAAACGATGCGTATAACCCGGCTGCGCCCTATAAGGACTGCGGGTGTGACAACTGCGGCATTGGGAACCAGCTTGTAGAGACCACGGCGGATTGCAGGGGCTTTGTTCCAGACTGCGATGACTGCGAGGAAAGAGAGTGTGACGGCGATGTGTGCCGAAGAACTGAATAGATGAAAGGAGAACAGCCATGAGAGTGAAAATGGACTACAACAACTTGGTCGAGGAGATCGACAGGACGGTGAGTGCAAGCAGGAGCCGGGCGGCAAGAGAAAACGCCTTTGGAATAGGCATCGGGCTTACTATGCTGAACGGCTATCTCACAGAAATTGCGAAGCGTGCCATAGAGCTGAACGATGACAAATTGATTGGCCTGTGTGTTGACATGGGAATATTGAAACAGGAGGAAAAGGCATGAGCAAGGCCGTTATGATAAGCGTCCGCCCGAAGTGGTGCGAGAAGATTGCCAGCGGTGAAAAGACTATCGAGGTGCGAAAGACTCGCCCGAAGCTGCAAACGCCGTTCAAGGTGTACATCTACTGCTCGAAAGCGAAGGAACGGCTCATTTACATTTTGAAAGATGGTGACGAAAATTATGGAGAGATATACCACGGCAAGCCTGTTTTCATAAAACGAGACGAGGGTTCTGTGTGCGATATGTGGGGTAATCGCCAAAAGGTCATTGGAGAGTTTACCTGTGACCGCATCTATGAGTTGGAAACGCGCTCACCCGGCAGCAGCTACTATGTCAAAGGTGAGGGTCAGCCGACAACAAACGATGTTGCGCGGCAATCATGTCTTACTCTCAAAGATATGCACGAGTATCTGCAATCGAAGGTCGGTTACGGCTGGCATATCTCCGATTTGGTGATCTACGATGAGTCGAAGGAACTGATAGAATTTCACACTTGGAAAAAATGCAAATCATGCAGCAAAAGCGGGTACGAAAGCACAGCCTGTATCTATGATGAAAATTGCATGGTTCCGGTGGCGATTACTAAAGCACCCCAAAGCTGGTGCTATGTGGAGGCAATGTGATGGGACGGCTGTGGGATTACTGCGCATTCTGCGGAAAGCGCATCGAAACGGGCGAAAAATGCTACGGTTTGCCAAACGGAGAGTGCGTATGCACAGATTGCTGTGTTGCAGAAAACGAGGGTGCGGCTGTATCCGACGGGGAGGAAGAACAGGAGGACGACAATGGCTGAATACATCGAGCGCACGGAAGAACTCATGCTTGCCATGAACGCCGGGGCGAGAGCAATCGAGAACACAAAGCGTTATCACGTTGCTGTTTACACCAAGGATGTGTTCTCGGAGAGCCCACAGGAAATCCCATACTTGCAGGCCGCCAAAGTGTTGCGGCAGGCAAGTGATGTCACCGGAGCCGATGTGGCCCCGGTGGTACATGGGAGAGATGTCTACAAATGGCATAAAGAAGGGCATTGCGAGTTCAAATGCAGCGTGTGCGGGGCGTGGGCTGGCATTATCGAAGGTGGTACACTTGACGGCGTAGATTTTGATTACTGCCCCAACTGCGGGGCCAAGATGGACGGAGGTGACGGCGATGCGGCTGATTTACGTTGATGAAGCATTGAGACTGTTTGACGAAGAATACAAGGAAAAGAACGAATTGATACACAACGGTGAAACTCATCTTGATAATCTTGCCGAGGGATTTGCAGAAGCATATCACATAATCAAGTATGCTCTTCCAACCGTTGATGCTGTGCCTGTGGTGCGGTGCAAAGACTGTAAAAAACTTGGAACGGGAGAATGCCCGATGGAGCAGGATTATCCGTGGATTTCCACAGATTCAGATGATTTTTGCAGTTACGGAGAACGGAGGGAAAATGATGAAGGGCGCAACTGACTTTGATAAATTGTGCCATCGCATATATGACGCTGACAGCAGCGGGAAAGATTATCTCACGCGAAGAACGAATGTCTTCTGTGAGAATTGCGGGCATCGCGTATATGCCTACTACTGCGAGGATCGGCTGTTCTTGGCCGAGTGCGAATGCTGCGAGAAAACGGTGCTTGTAAAAGCGAGCAATCCGAATGAAGCCGCAAGCAAGGCATTCTGGGGAATGGAGGCGGATTATGGCGAATAAGGCCGCAATGCTGGAAGCCTTGGAGGAGATCGAGAACGGTATGTGCCGCATTAAGGAGCGGCGTAGCATTTGGCAGAATAGCCTTATATATGCGCTCTGTCAAGCGGTATGGCTGCTGCTGATAGATAAGATCAAGGAGAAGCAAAGATGAACGGAGGGATTGAAAATGCGGTTGATTGACATCGAAGCAGAAGTGTGCGCAGATTGCGTTTGCAGAGATAAATGCGACAGGCAAGCGTATTGCTGGGTAAAAGCAATGCAAACCGTGGACGCTGTCCCCGTGGTGCGGTGCCGGGATTGCCGGAAGTTCAAAACATATGGTTGCCGGATGGTTGCCGGCGGATATGACGAATTCTGCTCCTACGGCGAACGGAAGGAAGGTGCGGAATGTTAATTTGCACTTGCCCTAACGAGCTGGAATGTCCCGCATTATTATCAGATGTGGTGTGTTTTCCGTGGTGCGAATATCTGGAGGACGGTGACGGCGATGAATGATGAATGCAAGTGGATGCAAGACGAGGTTTGCGTAAACGCAGATTGCCCGGAGTGTGCGGATTATTGCCCAGTGCCAGATACACCGGGCGTATGAAAATACGAGGAAAGGGGTAATAGCGATGCTCAAAAGGGCAAACGGCAGACCGGTGCCGAATAATCCGGCTAAGGCCTACGAACTGGGCCGTCTGGATGGCACCAAGCAGTGCATGGATAACGTGTCCTGCGTACTGCTGGACAAGTGCGGATTCCATGTGCGGGAGGAAACGGCGGACGAGCACGACACCCGTAGCCTGGAATACCTCCAGCAATGCCTTGTGGAGCTGGTGGAGGCCAAAAACAACGGATATATCAAGATGGCCGACATTGAAAAGGCTCTGCATGGGGAATATAAGATGGTGAACAGCGCGGAGTAAAGGAGGGAAAATGAGCAAAAAGGCGACACTGCCTTATGACGTGCGGTTGGAGTGCATTGCTTATGTGCGTGGATATCCGCGCCGGGTGCGGGCGTATCGCGAGGCCCGGGCGGATATCCTGGACGGGACGCATAGCGCTACGGAGGGCATGCCAACTGGATCGGGCGCCGGCAGGCCCGCCGAGAGTAAGGCGGAGCAGCTGGCCGCCATAGAGCGATGGCCGGAGACGCAGAAGATGCTGGCGGTGGAATACGCTATAGACCGCTGCGGCAGAGATATCGATAGCGATGCAATCCGGCGGCAGCTAATATATGGCATTATGCACAACTGCCAAGGTAAGCACAAGTATGCCCGTAATCGGATCGTGATTCCGGGTATCAGCGAGAGAACATTCAGCCGGAGGAAAGAGCAATTTTTGATGGATGTGGCCAAATATAGCGGCCTTTACACAAAAGATGGCACAAATTCCACTTAATGATGTGGTAAAATGTGTATAGTGGATGATTGGGCAAAAGCCAACACATCCACTCCGGCTACACCATGTAGCTTTCATCTTCCCTCCTTTCGATACTATATGCGCCGCCGGTATTGGGCGCACCGCGCAAGAGGCCCCGGGAACGGGCGTACCGGCACAAACAGCCTGTAGGGAAACCTATGGGCTGTTGTTATATGCAGGCGTAGCTCAGTCGGTAGAGCACCGGACTTCGTGAGCCGGTATGTCGTGGGTCCGAGCCCCACCGCCTGTGCCAGAGGCCGGGTAGCACCCGGACACTGTGAGACCGTTCGTCGTGGCTCACATGGAAATGACAATGCTCGCTGAAAACTGCGCTTGTCTTGATGCGTCAAGACTGGTTTGACCAGACGGAATAGGGGCTGCGACTTTTCGGAGCGTAGTTGCCGGTAGCGTGTGACAATCTAAGCGGGAAGACGACCAATATGCGGCGCCAAGATGGGATAGAGAAGGGATGGCTATAGACAACATCCCGAATCTTGCGTGGCTCAAAACCGCGCCGCCGCTCCAAAAGCGGAGAGCCGCTGCCGTGGGCAAATGGCATAGCGCCTGCCCGGAAGTGCGGTTATACCGCTCAAAAGTGGACAGGGAAAAGACATTGCCCCCTGCGGGCAAACTGTGTAACCCATGTTTGAGAGCTTCCAGAAGGCCGCATGGGAGGGGAAAGACTGTTACTGTAGCCAAGGGGTGGGGGCTGGTAGCAAAACGAAAGGAAGTGAGCGTATGGCTGGCGGAGCGCCGAGAAAATGGAAAAGCGTAAGCGCGATGCAGAAAGCTATTGACGCTTACTTCAAAAAGTGCGAAGGCGAACCGTTTATCGGAGATGACGGCTATGCCGTGCGTGATAAGTACGGAATGCCGATTATCATCAACGCAAAGCCGCCGACAATCACGGGGCTTGCATTGGCACTTGGATTCACAGGGAGACAAGCACTGCTGGATTATCAAGCAAGGCCAGAGTTTGCGGACACGGTTACGCGCGCGAAGTCCAGATGTGAAGAATACGCCGAATCTCGGCTCTACGACAAAGAAGGTGCAAATGGAGCGAAATTCTCGCTTGGCTGCAATTTTGGGTGGAACTCCGAGAACGAAAAAAGCGGCGATCCTGCAGCGTTGGCGGCTTTGCTCACTGCGTTAAAGGGCGAGAACAATGCAAATTAAAACGCTATCCGCAAAGCAGCACAAAATAATGGAGTTTATCAGCTCCGATGATATGGCGCTGATTTGTGACGGCTCCGTCCGTTCCGGAAAGACGACGGTCATGTCGATGGCGTTTGTGCTGTGGGCGATGCAGAACTACGACCGCACGAATTTCGCTATTTGCGGGAAGACGGTGCAGGCGGCAGAGCGAAATATCTTAAAACCGTTGATGGAAATTGACGGGCTGGGTGTTGCGCTGTCCATGCATTACAAGGTTTCCACGAGGATTTTAACCGTTCGGTGTGGGGATAGAACAAATTGGTTTTACCTATTCGGCGGCAAGGATGAAAGCTCTTATATGCTCATACAAGGCATCACGCTTGCCGGGGTCCTATTCGATGAAGTGGCACTTATGCCGCGTTCGTTTGTGGAGCAAGCGCTTTCCCGTGCGATTTCGTTTGAGCATCCGAAGTATTTTTTTAACTGCAACCCCGAATCACCGCAGCATTGGTTTTACAAAGAGTGGATTGAAAACGAACGGGAGAATGCGCAGCACATTCACTTCCTACTCGAAGATAACCCAATTCTTACACCGCAGATGATCGAGAGGACAAAGGCCATGTATAGCGGCGTGTTCTACGACCGATACATTCGCGGATTGTGGGTAGTGGCCGAGGGGCTGATCTATCCCATGTTTGACGATAACTGCATTGTGGACGAGCTTCCGGAAAAGGGAGAATACTATGTTTCCTGCGACTACGGCACGCTTAACCCGTTTTCCGCAGGGCTGTGGTGCTGGGACGGCAAGGCGGCCACACGCATCCGTGAGTATTACTATTCCGGGCGCGAGAACCAAAAGAACAAGACGGACGAGGAATACGCCGACGAAATTAAAAAGCTCATCGGCGAGGCGGACGTCAAAAGCATCATCGTTGACCCGTCTGCCGCTTCGTTTATCGAGGTTTTGCGGCGGCGGGGCTACATGGTTCGCAAGGCAAACAACGATGTGACAAACGGTATTATGACTACGGCGCGGTTTTTGCAAGACGGCATTCTCAAAGTGCATCGTGGCTGCAAAGACTGCATCCGCGAGTTTGGGCTATATCGGTGGGACGAAAAATCCGCCGACGACAGGCCAATCAAGGAAAACGACCACGCAATGGACGAAACGCGCTATTTTGCCTATACGATTTTGAAAAATAAGGCGTATAAGCGCGATTATGTCCCCATTTGGAGCAGATAGGAGTGAGAGGCTATCAAAACTTACAATGACCTTGTTGCGGTCGGAGAAAGTGATCAGGCACGGATTGGGTTTATTCGCGGAGCAATCAACGAGCATCGAAGCTCACACGCATACAAGACGGCGGCGGATGCTGAGGAATATTACAATGGCCTGAATCCGACCATTAATCGCTATGAAAAGATCATCTACGATATGCAGGGCCGTGCCCACACGGATATGTGGACGGCAAACCATAAACTGGCCAGCCGCTTCTTCGGTCTGGTGGTGGATCAGGAAGTTTCCTATCTTCTGGGTAACGGCGTAACCTTTGCGGAGAATGAAACACCGAAAAAACTATGCCCGGATTTCGACCAGGAAGTCATGGATGCGGCACGTGATGCGAAAATCGCGGGCGTGTCCTTCGGTTTCTGGGACCTGACGCATTTGCGGGTGTTCTCCCTGCTTGAGTTCGTCCCACTATATGATGAGGAGGACGGCGCGATGAAAGCCGGTATCCGGTTTTGGCAGGTGGCACAGGATAAGCCGTTGAGAGCGACGCTGTATGAGATCGATGGCTTTACCGAGTATTTCCAGCCCAGCGGCGAGGATATGAACGTAATGCAGCCAAAGCGCAGCTATAAGCTAATCGAGCGCAAGGCGGAGGTTGGCGAAACAGAAATCTATGACGGTGGGAATTATCCGAGTTTTCCCATCGTGCCGCTGAAAAACAACAAGCGGTGTTTATCCGAGATTGTCGGCAAGCGCAACACCATCGACGCGCTGGATCTGGCGTCCTCGAACATGGTTAACAATGTGGATGAGGGAAACCTGATTTATTGGGTGCTGTCTAACTGCAACGGTATGGACGACCTCGACGATGCAAAGTTTGTGGAGCGCTTGAAAACCACGCATGTTGCCCACGCCAACGGCGATGATGGCGCAAAGGTGGAGAGTAAAACCATCGAGGCACCCTATGAGGGCACGAGCAGCACCATTGATATGCTCAAAAAAAAGCTGTACGAGGATTTCCAGTGCTTTGACGCGGCGGCGGTATCTGCCGGCAACCAGACGGCGACCGCGATCAAGGCCAGCTATGTGCCTCTGGATTTGAAAACGGATAAGTTTGAATCCGAGGTCACGCGGTTTATTGTTGAGATCCTGCGTCTGGCAGGCATTGAGGACCAGCCGAGTTATACGCGCAATCAGATCATCAACAAGAGCGAGGAAACGCAGAACATTCTTCTGGGTGCGGCGTATTACGATGACGAATACATCACGAAGAAGCTGCTGACCATCAACGGCGACATTGACCAGTACGAGGACATGGCAAAGCGGAAGGCTGCAGAAGAGATTGACCGGAGCTTTGCGGAACCGGATGCGCCGGAGGTGAACGGCGATGGCGAACAGTGACCTCGGCCACAAGCTGACCGACAAGGAGCTTGCAAAGCTGGAGCGGCGTATTGCAAAACTATACCGCGATGCGGGGGAAGAACTGCAAGCCACCATCGACGCATATTTTGAACAGTTCGCCAAGCGGGACGAGGAAATGAAGGCGCTGATCGGCACCGTGCAGAACGGTAAGGAATGGACGGAAGCCGACTATAAGCAATGGCGGCTCAACCAGATCGGGCGCGGGGAACGCTATCAGGCCATGCGCGACAAGGTTGCGCAGAGGGCGACCGATGCAAACGCTGTGGCGGTGTCCTATACCAACGATGCGACGCCGGGTATTTACAGCCTGAACCGCAATTATGCGGCTTACACCATTGAACGTGTCACCGGGAATATCGGCTTTGACCTGTGGGACGAGCAGACGGTAAAGCGGCTTATGGTAGAGCAGCCGGACTTAATGCCGTACTACCCAAAGGACAGGGCACTGAAACGCGGTATCGACCTTGCGTATGGCAAGAAGCAAATCACGGCAAGCGTCACCAGCTCCATTTTGCAGGGAAAGAGCATCAAGCACATGGCGGATGATCTGCAAAAGCGCATTACCACCATGAGCCGCGATTCCGCCATCCGCACCGCCCGTACAGCCGTGACCGGCGCACAGAATGCCGGACGCATGGACAGCTACGCAGCGGCGGAGAAGATGGGGATAAAGCTCAAAAAAGAATGGTTGGCTACGCTGGACGCGCGTACACGCCACTCTCATGCCATGCTTGACGGCGAACAAGTGGCGCAGGACAAGAAGTTTTCTAACGGTTGTCGTTTTCCCGGCGACCCACAAGGACCACCGTGGGAGATATATAACTGCCGCTGTACGCTGATTGCCGCCGTGGATGGGGCAGATACATCAGACGGGCTGCGTAGGACACGCGACGGGCTTATATCTGACATGACATATGCGCAGTGGGAAGCATCGAAGCAGGGATACAGCGGCAAACAGTTATCCCCATATCACATGGGGAGCGAAAAATCTGCAAAGGATGTTACGAAGAAATACATAGATTCCGCCAAGCCCCGCATGGGTAAGGTTCGATACGAGAACGGGTACCGCTCCAAAAACCACAAAGAAGAAATAAATGTTGCAAATCAAATTAGAGAGCTGTTCGGTGGGAAAATTGTGCTATTGAAAGAATCGCAGACGCCAGGTATGAAAATGCCAGACATGCTGTGGAAAGGGAAGCAATGGGAAATAAAGTCGATTTCCACAGAAAAAGCCGCAGATAGCGCTCTGCGCAAGGCGATAAAGCAGATACACGGGAACCAAGGCGGTGTGATTTTGGATGTTGCCGATGGGATTGATAAGCAAAAACTAATTGATGTATTGGATGCGAGAGCAACAAGAAGCAAATCGTTTAATGCAGATATAATTGCGCTGCATAACGGGACTGTCCTCTTTGTGCGGCGATATAAAAAATGAGGCAACCCCCCACCAGAACGGGCGGAGGATTACCTCGATAAAACGGAAACATGAGTTTCCTCATTGGTAGTATATGCAATCCCCGTAAAAAAGTCAAGAGGTATTTTGTGATGAGCGTTGAAATCACCGACAACAGCAAAGAAGTCTCTGCTGCCATCAAAGCGGCGCTGCTGCGCGGGCTTGAAAAATGCGGGCTGGTGGCAGAGGGATATGCGAAAAAGCTGTGCCCCGTGGATACCGGAAATCTGCGCAACAGCATTACTCATGTGGTAGACGAGCAGGAACCGGCGGCAATCATCGGAACAGATTCTGAGTACGGTGCGTATGTGGAATTAGGAACCGGCATTTACGCCGAAGGTGGCGGCGGACGGCCTACACCGTGGGTGTATCAGGACGCAAAGGGAAATTGGCATTACACGCGTGGCAACAAGGCACAGCCGTTTTTGAAACCTGCTGCCGCCGACCATGCCATCCAATACCGGAAGATATTGGAGGACGAACTGAAATAGGAGCTAATTGCTTACAAATTGTATGCAGTTGGCTCTTTTTGTTAATTACCGCAAAGGACAGCGGTTTTTATAAAACTATCGTTTCCGAAGGAACGGAACCGAAGAAAAGGAGATAGTGTCATGGCACTTACACGAAAACTTTTGAAGGGTATGGGGCTTACCGATGAGCAGGTTGATACCATCATCGAGGCGCATACCGACACCGTGGACGGCCTAAAGGCGGATGTGACCCGCTACAAGGCCGATGCGGAGAAGCTGCCAGGCGTTCAGAAGCAGTTGGACGACCTCAAGGCAGCGGGTGACGGCGGTTACAAGGAGAAGTACGAGAAGGAACACTCGGCCTTTGAAGCCTTTAAGACCGACATCACGGCAAAGGAAAGCAAGGCGGCAAAGGAAAAGGCCGTGCGTGCTTACTTTGAGAGCAAAAACATCACCGGCGCGAATTTGGACCTTGCGATGCGCGGCTGTGGCGAAGAAATGGCCGCATTGGAGATGGACGGCGACAAGATCAAGGACACCAAGAGCCTTGATGCGCTCGTAGACGGCACCTACAAGGGGCTTGTCTCCACCACACAGACGCACGGAGCGAATCCCGCCAACCCCCCGGCAAACACCGGCGGCGCAAAATCCCGAGAGGACATCTACAAGAAGGACGATAAAGGCCGCTATGTGATGTCTACGGCGGAGCGCCAGAAAGCGCTTGCCGATCTGATGGCAAGCGAAAATAACTGATTTTTTGAAAGGAGCTATTTATGGCTGCGAAAACTAACGTAACAACTTCTGCACAGTTTACCACTTCCGCCCGTGAGGTGGATTTCGTTTCCCGCTTCTCCGATAACTGGGACGCACTGCGTAACATCATGGGCATTATGCGTCCCATTCGCAAGGCCCCCGGCACGAAGCTGGTTTCCTACAAGGCCAGCGTGGACGGTGGCCTCAAGGGCGGCACCGTGGCAGAGGGTGACGAGATCCCCTTCACCAAGATGAAGGTGGCGCCTGTTGCCTATGGCGACATCGACATTTCCAAGTATGCTAAGAGCGTGACGATCGAGAGCGTGGCGAAGTACGGCGCTGACGTTGCCGTGGAGAAGACCGACGAGGCTTTCCTCGTGGCCCTGCAGAACAAGGTCCTGACCGACTTCTATACCTTCCTCGGTACCGGCACTTTGAAGGTGACCGAGAAGACGTGGCAGCGTGCTCTGGCTATGGCAAAGGGCAAGGTGCTGGACAAGTTTGCCGGTCTCGACAAGGACGTGACCGAGGTGGTGGGCTTCGCCAACATCATCGACGCTTACGATTACCTGGGTGACAAGGAGATCACCGTGCAGACGATGTTCGGCATCAACTACGTGGAGAACTTCATGGGCTACCGCACCCTGTTCCTGCTGCCCGAGAAGTACATCGCCTCCAAGAAGGTGATCGCTCTGCCCGTGGAGAACATCGACCTGTACTATGTAGACCCGAGCGACAGCGACTTTGCCAAGCTGGGGCTGAATTACACCGTGAAGGGCGAGACCAACCTGATCGGCGTCCATGTTGACGGCGATTACAGCCGCGCCACGGGCGATATGTACGCCATCATGGGCATGAAACTGTGGGCTGAGTATCTGGACGGCATTGCCGTGGCTACCGTTTCTGTGGCCGGCGCGGGCTAAATAGGAGGGCAGCGTAATGCTTGAACAAGTCTTACGGCACTTGAACAACTGGTTCCTTGTGGAGATTCACGAGGGCACGTTCGCCGTGGAGAACGGCAGCATTGCGCTGCCCTTTCTCCTGACCAATCAATATTTCCGCATCTGCGGCTCTGTGTTTAATGACGGTCTGCATCAATATCCGGCGGCTGACCTTACGGATGAAACCTTTACCGGAACGGTGTGGGTGTTGGCTGTTCCGAAGGCTGTGGTTTTGCTTGCCGAAGATATCGCCGCGTGGGAAGAAAAGAACGGTGAAGCCGTTTTAAGCCCGTACACGAGCGAAAGCTTCGGCGGGTACAGTTACACAAAGGCAAGCGGCGGAAATGCCGACACGAGCGCCGGGACGGGATGGCAGGGCGCTTTTAAAGACCGGTTAAATGCCTGGCGCAAGCTCAAGGGGGTGGAACCGTGAGTTTACTGGACGATTTTGCCCACAAGTGCATTTTGATGGAGAAAAAGCGCACGCCTGACGGAGCGGGCGGCTACATCACCGCGTGGGAAGAGGGAGCGGAGTTCCTCAATTACCAGTCTCTTGACACATCGATGGAGGCGCGAAAAGCGGAAAAGGACGGTGTTACCTCGGTATATTCCGCACTGGTCAATCAGCGCGTTCCCATCGAGTACAACGATTATTTCCGCGATACGGAAACGGGGATTACCTATCGTGTGACCTCGAATCCCGAGGAAAAAGCTGCGCCAAGGTCTGCGGGGGCGACCGTCCGAGCACTGAAATTCTTCACCGCAGAACGAAAGGAGCTGCCGAAATGACAAAGGACAAGGCACTCCATGCGTGGTTTTCCCAATTCCTCCCGTCGTATCCGACCTCGAATGTGCCGGAGGACGCGACCTTTCCGTGGCTGACCTATGAGCTTATCACCGGATCATGGGAGAGCGGCGAAATCGCGCTGACGGTCCGCCTTTGGTATTACACCGAGAGTGAAGCGATGCCCAACGCAAAGGCACAAGAAATCAGCGACGCAATCGGCATGGGCGGCTGCATGGTCGCCTATGACGGCGGAGCAATGTGGATCAAGCGTGGCTCCCCGTGGTGTCAGAACATCGCGGACGAAAGCGATAAAAACATCAAGCGAAGGTATCTCAACATCACGGTGGAATACCTATCGCAAAACTGATGAAAGGAAGAAAATATGAAATTCACTAAAATTCCATCCGATGCATTTCAGAAGCTCCAGATCAACGCCGGTATTCTGACTACCGATTTTACTCCCGCAACCGGCACCATCGGGGAATCGGGGCAGATTGGCGCGACGACCGGCGGCATTAGCTTTACCGCAGCGCCCAACTATAAGGACTATGGAGAGGACATCGACAACTGCCCCAAGAATACCAAGGAGCTGAAAATGGTGGACAGCTGGGAGGCAAAAGCCAGCGGGACATTTGTAAATGCAGATACTGCAATCGCTAAGAGCCTATGCGGGGCGGCGGATATCGGTACGGCAGACGCCACCAAGATCACACCGAGAAACGATCTCAAGGATTCCGACTTTGATGACCTTTGGATTGTGGGTGACTACTCCGATATGAACGGGGAAACAAATGGAGGCTTTATCGCCATCCATCTGCTGAATGCGCTTTCTACGGGTGGATTCCAAATGAAAACAGCTGACAAAGCGAAGGGGCAGTTCGCGTTTGAGTATACGGCCCACTACTCCATGAGCGCGCAGGACACTGTGCCATTTGAAATCTACATCAAGGCCGGTACGGCGGAGGCGTAACACCATGAAACTGTCAACAATTAAAGGGGAGCGAGTGTTTGATGTTATCGCAGACATTATCGATCCTATTGCCAACATAGCCGAGGACAAAGAAGCCGCAGCGTTGTTTCAGCGTCAGAAGCTCCCGGATGGCGTAAATGCAAAGGACTTTGTGTTGGCAAGGGTTAAAAAATCTGCTCCGCTGCTTTTGCGTGGGCACAAGAAAGATCTGACCGCAATTTTGGCGGCTGTGGAAGGCGTGCCTGCAAAAAAATATGCCGCTGGGCTGACGCTTGCCAAGTTGCTGGTTGATGTTACTGAGCTTATGACGGACGAGGCCTTTACGGACCTTTTTACATCTGCGCAGACCGAGACGGAAGAAACGCCGTCCGGCTCTGTGCAGGAGAATATCGGGGAAGCCAAAGAGTAAAGCCATTTCTGTCATACTGTGTAGCGCGGTATAAGCAGGATGCAGAAGAAAAAGCATATCGAATTTATGCTGCTGACCTGCTTAAAGTAATATGCGAGCGATGCGCGGGCGTGTCAATCGATAAGCGATATATTGAAATTATAGATGTGAGCAAAAAAGACAACCGCTCCTGTGAAGAAATCACCAGCGATATTGTCAATCGGTGCGGGTTACAAGTTAAAAAAGCCGCCCCGTGAAGGGGCGGCGGGCAAATATGCGTTACTTGAGGACATAATCAGAAATCATTCTTCCGATTTTCCCGATGTCTGTGCCTCCCTTAAACTCAAACTTTGCAACATAACCATTGGAGAATGTCAGAACAAGTTCGCTATCCGGGATGATTTCGGCAAATCCTGGGGTTTGCACGGAGAAAAACTGCACTTTCGAATAGGGCATAGAGCTGAAGGACTTGCGCTTTCCTGTAATCCCCTGTACATCAACCGATATGACACGCTTGTTAGTAAAAATCAGCTGGTCGCGGACGGTCTTAAATGCGGCAGCGATTTCTTCCCCGTCAATCAACAAGCCATTCACTTCACCACGCACATCGGAAACAGGAATCGGCTTTAAGTCCCACGCAGAATCTTTGTTAAAACTTATCATAAATAATCCCTCCTTGCCGATATCATACCATACTATCAATGGAATGTCACGAATAATTTTCAGAATTTACAAAGAGAGCGAGGTGAACGCATGAATCTTCTTGATCTGTTTGTGAAAATATCTGTGCAAGACGAGGCAAGCAAAAATGTAGAGACATTATCAGGAAAATTCAAAAATGGGCTTGCCGCGGCGGCTAAAGTCGGCGCCGCAGCTGTAAGTGCGGCTGCTACCGGCATTGCCGTGCTTACAAAAAACGCGCTTAACAACTATGCTGAGTATGAACAATTGGTCGGTGGCGTTGATACGCTATTCAAGGATAGCTCTGCAAAAGTTCAAGAATATGCAGCAAATGCATATAAGACTGCCGGCCTATCCGCTAACGAATATATGGACACAGTTACAAGTTTTTCTGCGTCCTTGCTGCAATCGCTTGGCGGTGATACAGAAGCGGCGGCAGACATGGCTAATGTTGCAATCACGGATATGTCTGACAATGCAAATAAAATGGGCACGGATATGGCATCTATCCAGAACGCATATCAGGGGTTTGCCAAGCAGAACTATACCATGCTTGATAACCTGAAGCTTGGCTATGGTGGAACAAAAGAAGAAATGCAGCGCCTTATTGACGATGCAAACGCTCTAAACGCTGCCCAAGGTAAATACACAAATTACAGCATTGAAAGCTATGCGGATATTGTCAGCGCAATCCATGATGTTCAAGTTGAAATGGGCATATACGGAACAACGGCAGATGAAGCAAGCACCACCATCCAGGGCTCTGTTTCATCCATGAAGGCCGCATGGGTCAATCTGCTGGTTGGCATTGCTGACGATAACGCCAATTTTAAGACACTTACAGAGCAGTTCGTTGATAGTCTTGTTACCGTTGGCGAAAATATCATTCCGCGCATAAATATCATCATCCAAGGGCTTACGCAACTCATAACAGAAGCGTCCCAGACAATCATTCCGTTGGCTGTGCAGATTTTGCTTGAAAACCTGCCGAGCATTGTTGCTGCTGGCATGGATTTAATCATTGCGCTTGTAAGCGGCATCCTTGACAACATCGATATGCTGATTGACTGTGTGCTGGAAATGGTTGATGTCATAGTCGATAAGCTGATTGACAACTTGCCGAAGCTGATAGATGGTGGAATCAGGCTGATTGCTGCACTTGCTAATGGACTGATTCGTGCCATACCGAATTTGGTATCCAAAATTCCCCAGATTATTTCGTCTATCGTGAAGGGACTTATCAGCGGCATCCCTGCAATTTTCGATGTCGGCAAGAACATAGTCGAAGGACTTTGGAACGGCATCAAAAACATGGGTTCGTGGGTTTCTGGAAAAGTAAAAGACTTTTTCGGTGGAATTGTAGGTGGAGTTAAGGATTTCTTGGGCATCCACTCCCCGTCTAAAGTGTTCGCCGGTATTGGCGGCTTTATGGCTGAAGGTTTGGGCGAAGGCTTTGACGATCAATTCAAGTCCGTAAAAAAGGGCATTGAAAACAGCATGAACTTTGACGCTGGCATCATTACGGCAGATGCAAACATCAGCAGGCACGATACAAGCGGTTCTTACGGAGCGGCAAGCACAAGCGGTGGCGGCGATTCCGGCAAAATTGTAATGCTGCTGGAACAGTATTTGCCTATGTTGGCAAATATGAAAGTCATCATGGACAGCGGTCAGGTTGTCGGTTTGCTTGCCCCCGGCATGGATGAAGAACTGGCCAAAATCAACGCAAGGAGGGCGAGGACCGTATGATGGGGAAAGTATTTTTTGACGGAAAAGACACCTACACAGAATACGGCCTGCTGCTTGCAAGCAAGTCCATAGCTCTGCCGGAAGTCCGCACGAACATGATCGATGTTCCGGGCCGGGACGGCCTGCTGGATGCATCCGAAGTGCTGACCGGAGAAGTCACCTATAAGAACCGTACTATTACACTGAAGCTCACCGGCGTGGACACGGTGAGCGGCAAGACATGGCCTGCTACGATTTCCGATTTCTGCAACAAAGTCCACGGCAAGCACGTTAAAATAACATTCCCCGAGGACACCGCCCATTTTTACAGTGGGCGGTGCTCCGTTGGGCAAGTGGAGCTTGTCAAAATGATGCAGACAATCCCGGTCACGGTTGACTGCGACCCGTGGAAATACAAGAACGCAAAAACCACTGTTTCCCGCTCTGATTTGGACACGGCGTATAAACAGCTTGCACTACCGAATGAAAGCCGCCCTGTTATCCCAACAATCACGGTGGCGCAAGATACCGTATTGCTTTGGGGCGGCAACACAATCAACGTCAGCGCAGGGGATCACATTTTGCCAGCCGTTAGGCTTGCGGCCGGCAACAACATCTTGAAAGCCAAAGTCGCAAGCGGAACGGGAAGTATCACTGTGACGTATCAGGAGGCGAGTATGTAATGTATCAGCTAAAATACAAGGACTACATACTGCATGATATGCGCCTTGCGGATGAAAAACTAATCATCCGCGATCCTTCTGTGAAGCTGGCAGTAAGCAAGGCCGGGGAAATGTCCTTTACGGTGGACGCAGAACATCCCTATTTAAGCAATCTGCGCCGCATGAGCGGCCTTGTGGAGCTGCTGGACGGCACTTTGCCCATATATAGAGGGAGAATCACCAGTGATACAAAAGACTTCTATGGGGCGCACAAAATCGAAACAGAGGGCATTATGGCGGTACTGAATGACAGCATCATACCACCGTTCAACTTCCCAGAGGACTTTACGGAGGACGCTTCCTATAAGGCCGCCGCCGCAAGCGGGAATGTGGTGGAGTTTTTCTTCCGCTGGATTCTGTCACAGCACAATGCGCAGGTGACCGCAGAGCAGCAGATCAAGCCCGGCGTGATTACCGTGTCCGACCAGAACAATTACATTACCCGCAGCTCTGAGGAGTACGCCACGGCGATGTCCACGATATCCGACAAGCTGATTAAATCGGCTTTGGGCGGGTATCTCCTGATTCGATATGAGGATGACGGGAACTATCTGGATTATTACGCTGCGTTGCCGCTCACAAATACGCAGTCTGTGGAATTTGCTGAGAATCTCCTTGACCTTTCCAGCGAGACGGACGGAACAAACATTTACACCGCTATTCTGCCAGAGGGCAAGGACGGCTTGACCATCGAAGCGCTGCCAGATGGTGATTTGACAGATGACCTTGTTAAATCCGGGCTTACTATTTATAGCAAGTCTGGCATGGCCACATACGGGCGCATTACCCGGCACATCAAATGGGATGATGTGACTGTTGCCGCCAACCTTCAGACCAAGGCGAAGGCGGCGCTGGCTGACAATGGCCTGTCCATGCCGGAGACCATCACCTGCAAGGCAGTTGATTTGGGCTGGCAAGATGGCATCCAGCATTTCCGGGTGGGCCGGATGACGGCCCTTTTCAGCACTCCGCACGGCTACAGCGCGTCCTATCCGCTGATGGAGTTGGCCCCGGATATTCTTGACCCCGGCAACACACAAATCACGCTGGGCGCTACCCAGCAAACCTACACGGGGGCGCAGATAGATGCCAAGCATGAAACGAATAAACGCATCGAAAGCACACGGCAGGAGATTTCTGAGCGGGTGAACGAATCTTCAAGCCAAGTGATTCAGGCCACACACCAGCAGATTACCGATCTGCAGCAGAATGTCAACTCCATCATCCTGTCCGCTCTGGAAAACTATGTAGAAACCGGGGATTTTGACAGCTACAAAGAGGAGGTCAGCACAAAGCTGTCTGTGCTGACTGACCAGCTGAGCATTGACATCACTAAGGTAACCGAGCGCATTGACAAGGTGGACGGCGATCTGCAAAGCAAGTACAGCGAGATCACAAAGGCTTTCCGGTTTACGTCTGACGGCCTAATCATTGGCGAAACGGGCAATGAAATCCTGCTGCGGCTGGATAATGATGTGTTGCAGTTTGTCCGCAACAACACACCGGAGTTGCAGATCACCGCAGAGGGCGTGGAAGCAATGCGTATCAAGGTATCTATCCTCTGCATCGGAAACGTGGTTTGGACGGAGGACGAAAACGGCGATGTAATTGCCAGTTGACAGGAGTTGAGAACATGGCGTCCATTTACAGCAGCACAAACAAAGGCTGGCGCTTGCGTCTGGATTGGTCAATCACAGGCCAGTCTATCGCAGACAACAAAAGTACATTAAGTCTTGATTTGTGGGTATATGACGGAACCGGATATTCCCAAAACGAGAGCAGCGGCGAAGCGTATTATATACTTCAGGGCGAAAAACGATGGAATCCGTATAATTACAGTTCCACCGGATGGTACAAACTGGGCAGCAAGACTATTACAGTCAGCCATAATGCAGACGGCACGAAAAGTATTGCGCTGACAGCAGAATGGGACTGTGGCTTTGACAGCGCCTACACACCACGCCATTTGTCCTTGTCGGAAACGGTGACGCTGACTACCATTCCAAGAGCGTCCACGGCCACCACAAGCGGCTCCACGCTGGGGGAGACCTTGACTATCACCATCAAGCGGGCCAGCAGCAGCTTTAAGCACAAACTCTATTACACATGCGGCAGCGTCAAGGATCAACTGATTGCAGAGAATGTAAGCACATCGTACAGTTGGAATGCGCCGCCTGTGTCTCTGGCACAGCAAGCGCCAAACGCAGAGACTGTGGCGCTCACACTCACGGTCAAGACGTACAACGGCAGCACCTATGTTGGGGCGTGGTCAACGGCTGTTAAGCTTGCTGTGCCGTCAACCGTGGTTCCGGCCCTGTCTGTTGCAATCAGCGATCCAACAGGAGTGTCCGACACCTATGGTGGATATGTTCAGCTGCGTAGCAAGGTCAAGGTAGATATCACCGCATCCGGGGCGCAAGGCAGCACTATCAAGTCATACAGTATCAAGGTTGGCGGCATCTACGCTGCTACATCGGCCAGTGGGACAACGGACTATTTGCCCGATTCCGGCGAACTGACTGTTTCTTGTGCCGTTACAGATAGCCGTGGACGCACGACTACAAAGACACAAAGCATCACTGTCCTTTCTTATAGCAAACCGGCAATCACTGCTATTTCTGCCGCCCGTTGCAATGCCGATGGCACAGCAAACCGGGCTGGAACTTATGGCAAGGTGACTTTCTCCGGGGCCATTACTTCTCTTTCTGCCAAAAACACCGCAGCATATGCGGTTCAGTATAGGGAAGTCGGCGCTGAAGATTGGACTACGGCAGGCCGACCGGCGGCGGGAAACTACGATCCTGCTGATATTTCTGCCGTGTTTGCCGCAGACAAAAGCAAACGCTACGAAGTTCGGGTTGTGGCAACCGATGCCTTTGAAAGCATTGGCTCCACGTTGCGTGACCTCCCGGCAGCGTATGCTCTATACCATCTGGCAAAGCATCTGCTATCTGTGGGGCTGGGCCGTCTCTGTGACAAGGCAAACGCAATTCAAGTGGGGCTGGATGTTTATTTTGATAGGGATGTACAAATAGACGGCACACTGGCGGTAGGAGGGACGACGCTGCTGGATTATGCACATCCGGTGGGGAGTGTATATATCTCCACTGCGGCCACCGACCCTGTCGATCTTTTTGGCGGCGGGACGTGGGAACGAATAAAGGATGTATTCCTGTTGGCTGCGGGTGATACATACGCAGCTGGGGCCAGCGGCGGAGAAGCAGCGCATACACTGACCGCAAATGAGATGCCGAGCCATACGCACAATCCGGCCAATCAGCCGGGGTATTACGGCTTTATCACCAACAGCCAGAAGGCGTTCACCGTGGGTGATATGGGCGTTCAGAGCGGCAGCGGGCGGTACTATCCCTACGCATCGGCGGCATTTGACATCAGCCGAAACACGGCAACCGGTGCGACCGGCGGAGGGAAGGCTCATAACAATATGCCGCCATATCTGGCGGTGTATGCTTGGCGGCGAACAGCCTAATCGTCTCGCTGCAGGTCAATGGAAAATGGGGGTGTATGGAGGTGATACCACCTTATAACATAGCCCCAGAGGAGAAAGGAAATTACTGAATGGAAACAATCGTCGTAGCTCTCATCACCGGCGGCCTGTCGCTGCTGGGGGTAATCATCACCAGCAACAAGACCACCCGTGATGTGCAGACCAAGCTGGACACGCAGCAGGCCGTCACCGACACCAAGCTGGATGAGCTGACCCGTGAGGTACGGGAGCACAATAACTTCGCCCGCCGGGTCCCGGTGATGGAGGAGCAGATCAAGGTAATCAACCACCGGCTGGCCGATCTGGAGCAGACGGCCAACCACTGAGCATCGCAAATCTAAAGTATGAGGAGGGATACCCATGTATCGAGGTACAACGCCCACGCTGACATTCCGCCTGCCCATCGACACGGGGAGCATCACGGTGCTGTCCGTTGCCGTGGCCCAGGCCGGACAGGTTAAAATCGAAAAAGCATTGTCGGATGTACAGCTGGACGGGAATGTTGTCTCATGCACACTGACGGAAGCCGAGACCCTGTCGCTTACTGCCGGGAGAGGCATTGACGCAAAGATACAGCTCCGGGTGGGCGTAGGCGGTCAGCGCATGGCATCTCAGGTATTCACAGTGCCGGTGGAGCGTATCTTGCGGGATGGTGCGCTATGATCGAGTTTGCGGTAACTTTTTCTCCCGGCGCTGACCTGGATGTCAACATGGGACAGGTGATGGAGGTGCTTGCTACCGAGGAGCGGACGGTGGAGCTGTCTATGCCCTCCGGCAATCAGGTCATCCTGCCCACCAGCAGCAAAGGAATGCGTAAGGTGACGATTCAAAAACCGGACACCCTTTTGGCCGAGAACATCAAGAAGGATGTGGTGATCGGCGGCGTGACCGGCGCCCTTGAGACACCACCGACAGGCCCTTATATAGAGTATACGTCCCTCGACAGTTCTGGTAGAGTGTTTACTGCTAAATTTCGAGGAACAATTGTTCCAGAGCATGCATTCTCTTATTTGGCGGAATTGACATCAGTAGATATGCCAGACAATGTAATTGCAATTGGTGATAATGGTTTTTATCGCTGCCCAAAGCTCCAATTAACAAGTCTCCCACCCGGAATTACCTCACTCGGAGATTTTGCATTCTCTGATTGTTCAAAGCTAGCGTTAACAAGCCTCCCTTCTGGAATCACCTCAATTGGAGACCAGGCATTTAGGGATTGCTTTAGTCTCGCATTGACAGGTCTTCCTTCTAGAATTACCTCAATCGGAGATTACACATTTAGGAGTTGTTCAAAGATGGTACTAACAAGTCTCCCTTCTGGGATTACTTCAATCGGAGATTTTGCGTTTCTAAATTGTTACCAACTATCATTGACGGCCCTACCCTCTGGGATTACATCAATCGGACAGTATGCATTCAACAATTGCCCAAGGCTCGCATTGACAAGTCTCCCTCCTGGACTTACTTCATTACCAACAGCCGCATTTCAGTACTGCCCAAAATTAGCATTGACGACCTTCCCGTCTGGAATGACCTCAATTGGGGCTTATGCATTTAGGCAGGGTACAGGTCTCGCATCAATAACCCTTCCCCCCGCACTCACTACAATCGGAGATTTTGCATTTGCCAATTGTACTAACTTAGAAACGGTTAGATTTACAAGCACGGTATCCGCAATCCCCAATGGAGTATTTTCCGGATGCCCAAAACTGTCTACCATTTATGTTCCGTGGTCGCAGGGGCAAGTAGCGAATGCTCCTTGGGGTGCGAGCAATGCCACCATCATTTACGATTACACCGAGAATTAAAAAAGAGGGGAGACGGCAGTGAATGTACAATACCGACTAAACCGATAAGCAAAGACCTATCAACAATTTTTGTGTGCCCGATTCGGGCACGGAAAGGAGCAATTATGGAAACTTTTGGCATCGCAAGCGTGGCGGTCATCACCGTCATCACCTACCTCGTGGGGCTGGTGGGCAAGGCCAGCAGCATGAACGACAAGTGGATCCCCATCCTGTGCGGGGTCTGCGGCGGTCTGCTGGGGGCTGTCAGCTACTATCTGGCACCCATCCCAGACTTCCCGGCGGGTGACCCCATCACCGCCATTGCCGTGGGCATCGTCAGCGGTCTGGCGGCCACCGGCATCAATCAGGCTGTCAAGCAGCTCAGCAAGGGGGAGTGAGATATGGGCAAGCGCATCACTGCCGCATATCCCATTGCCAAGGCGGGCGGTATCCCCATCAACACCAGCATCCCGGCCAGCAAGGAGACCTATGACCGGCTGGGCGGGCGGGACGTGGCCTTTGTGGTGCTGCACTACACGGGCAACGTCAGCGACACCGCCGAGGCCAACTGCAAGTATTTCGCAGGCGGCGACCGGGAGGCAAGCGCACACTACTTCGTGGATGAGGACAGCATTTACCAGTCCGTACCGGCCTGTGACCGGGCGTGGGCGGTAGGCTCTTCTGATCCGGTACATCCCCTCTGCCGCAACACCAACAGTATTTCTATCGAAATGTGCTGCTCCGGGAACTACCATGTTTCCGAGCGCACCAAGGCCAACGCTGCGGCACTGACGGCGGAGCTGTGCAAGCTGCTGGGCATCTCCGGCGTGGACACCTACGTCCTGCGGCACTACGACGTGACCGGGAAGTCCTGCCCCCGGCAAATGGCAGGGAAGAACAATGCGGAGTGGGAGGCGTTCAAGGCCAGCGTCAAGGCGCTGCTGAACGAGCAGCCCAAGCCCGCACCCGCACCGACGACGAAGGAGGAGACGATCAACATGGAACTGCGTATGCTGCGCCGTGGCATGGAGGGCAATGACGTCCGGGCCGCCATGCTGCTGATGAAGGACAAGGGCTACTATCCCGACAAGATTTGGGATGGTGACAAGCTGTTCGGGGCCAAAATGGAGGCCGGTCTGCGCCGGATGCAGGCAGATCACGGTCTGGGCGTGGACGGTATCTTGGGCTCCAATAGCTGGAATTTCCTGCTGAAATAAGGTGAGTTATGGGTAAAATAATCCACTGGAGGGCGCAGAGGACACCGCTACGCCGGCCTCACGCCCGTGCATAAACATCCGCACCTCCACGGCACACCGTGGGAAATGATAGATCAGCACAAAAGGATCCGCAAAAAACTATCCACTATGGCACCATTCCGCGCCACAGAAACAATCCGCGCGGTAGGGCTACCGGAAGACGAGGAAACCTGTGTAATTGACGTGGACGTTTTTGGCCGCACCTGCGTACAGACGGCGGCAAAACTACATATCAGCGTAGATGGATTTTACAAATTGCGCCGCCGCGCATACCAAAAACTGGCGGATGCATTCAATTCCTAAAAGTAGCCGCGCCCTTTTTGGGTGCGGCTATTTTTCGTTTTTGCACACAATTGGTGTACACTGTAACTACATTATTGCAGAATCAAGGCAGAATCCGGGCAGTTTATTTGCCCGGATTTCTTTTATTATAGAGGCAAGGAGGCGGGAATATGTACGAGCGCTTAATCAAATGCGGGTTTACCGCGCAAATGGCGCAAGATATTTGCATTCTGTACGCAGACGATCCCCAGGGGCTTTTAGCGTATGTGGAAATTGCTGAAAGCCTATATAGGGGTTGCAATCATGTATAAATATTTTAATCCAAATCCCTGCGGGAAAAACGTGTCCGATTGCACTGTCCGTGCGATCTGTAAGGCCACGGGAAAGGATTGGGGCGAGGTTTATCTCCGGCTGTGCATGCGTGGCTACTTGGACGGCGATTTACCCAATGCAAACGCCTGTTGGGGCGCGTATCTGCGGTCCTTAGGCTACCGGAGATACATCATACCGGACACTTGCCCGGACTGTTACACGGTCGGCAGGTTTGCCGATGAGCACCCGCGCGGGACATATATTCTCGCCCTCTCTGGGCATGTAGTGTGCGTTCAGGACGGGATCATCTATGACAGCTGGAACAGCGAGAACGAAATCCCGCTTTATTTCTGGGACAAAGAAACGGAGGAATGAACATGGCATATCCCTATTTCAACCCCTATTATCCGCAGCCGATGCCGGACAACCTCATGCAGATGCGGCAGATGCAGCAGCCACAGATGCAGCCCATGCAGCAGCCTATGTCGCAGCCAGTGCAACAGAACCCCATCGCGCAGGGCGGCGTGCAATGGGTCAACGGCGAGCAGGAGGCGAGGGGCTATCTGATCGCGCCCAACTCTGCCGTTGCTCTGTGGGATTCCAGCGCGCCGACGGTGTACCTCAAGCAGTCCGACGCGAGCGGCAAGCCGACGCTCAAAATTTACGACCTCGTGGAACGCGCAGAAACGCCCCGTACAGCGTCGCAGGAAAAGGGCGTGGAATTTGTCACCCGAAAAGAATTCGACGCGCTGGCGGCGCTTGTGGGCGAATTGAAGGGCAAGAAGAAGCGCAAGGAGGACGATGACGATGAATAATCCCTTTTTCGGTGCGCTCGGCGGCGGGAACGGCTTTATGCAAATGATGCAGCAGTTCCAGCAGTTCAAGGCGAATTTTCAAGGCGACCCAAAAGTGGAGGTCGAAAAGCTCTTGCAGAGCGGGAAATTGAACCAGCGGCAGCTGAACCAGTTGCAGCAGATGGCAAAGCAGTTTCAAAGCTTGATGCAGTAATCAACATCGTGGCCACGATTTGATGAATAAAAATCTTTCAAAGGAGTGATTTTATGTCTCTTTCCGATGGCGGCGCTCCCATGCTGACTATGCCGGTGCAGCCTACCAATAGCGGCGGCTTTGGCTTTGGCGGTGACGGCGCATGGTGGCTTATTGTTCTGTTCCTGTTCGCATTCTGCGGCTGGGGCGGCAACAGCTGGGGCAACAACGGGAACGGCGGCGTGGTCGACGGCTATGTGCTGACCTCTGACTTTGCCAATGTCGAGCGCAAGATCGACAGTGTAAACGATGGCCTGTGCAACGGTTTTTACCAGCAGGCGCAGCTCGTCAACAACACCAACATGGCAATGGCAAACGGCTTCGGACAGGCCGAGCTTTCCCGCGCCAACCAGCAGGCGGCGCTGATGCAGCAGCTCACCGCCATGCAGATGCAGGCCGCAAATTGCTGCTGCGAGAACCGTGCCGCGATCGCGCAGGTGCGCTACGACATGGCTGCGCAGGCGTGCGACACGCGCAACACCGTGCAGAACGCGACGCGCGACATCATCGACAACGCCAACAGCAACAGCCGCGCGATCCTTGACTTCCTGACGCAGAGCAAACTGGCTGACCTCCAGAGCGAGAACCAGGGCTTGAAGCTGGCGGCGTCTCAGGCGGCACAGAACAGCTATCTGGTCTCGCAGCTGCGTCCCTCTCCCATTCCGGCCTACACGGTGCAGAACCCCTATTGCTGCAACCAGTTTGCCGGTTGCGGCTGCTGACAACTGCATAGCATAGCTTTTTGCTTGCGATTTTGGCAACACCAACAAAATCGCAAGCAAAATGGTCAGCCCCGTGCTGATACTACAACAACGCGGCGGGGCAATCGCTCCGCCGCTGTATTTTTAGAAAGGAGTTTTCCATGCCTGAATATACTGCTGTTGCTGCACAGACCGTAGCGGCAAATCAGAACGTGCTTTTTACCGAGGCGCCGATCCCCTGCACAAAGGGCCTTGTGACCCATCGCGCAGGCTCTGGCCTGTTTAATCTCCGGGGTAACTGCTCCCAGTGCCGCGTCCGCTACAAGGTGGACTTTATCGGCAATATTGCCGTAAGCGCCGGCGGGACCCCCGGCCCCATCTCCGTTGCCATTGCGGTTGACGGTGAACCTCTGCCGTCCTCCGTTGCGACGGTGACGCCCACAGCGGCGGAGGCGTTTTTCAATGTGACGGCATCCGAGTACGTTGACGTTACAAAGGGCTGCTGCGCGTCGCTGTCCATCCGCAACGTTAGTGGCGAGGACATTGACGTGAGAAACGCGAACCTTATCATTACAAGAGTTTGCTGAGAAAGGAGAATGAACAATGGGTATGAAATCTATGTATGACCTGCGCGATATGCTCTGCAAGGAGCTGGACGAGATTACCCGCAAGGGAGAACTTGGCGCGGGTGACCTCGACATCGTGCACAAGCTGACCGACACCATCAAAAACATTGACAAGATCGAGATGCTGGAGGATGACAACTATTCCCAGCGCCGATATTCCCAGGTTGGTGACTGGGAGGCGGACATGCGCGGAACCTATGGTAAAGGCAGCTCTTATGCCCGCCGGGGCACCCATTATGTCCGCGGCCATTATTCCCGGGACGGTGCCCGGGACGATATGAAGCGCCAGTTGCAGGAGATGCTGGACAACGCCGACGACGAAAGCATCCGCAGAGCCATCCAGCGCTGCATGGACACGATCGAGGACTAAAGGGGGTGCACCCCTATGGTAGACGAGAATGAGGTCAAGCGCTGGATAGCTCGCCTTGAAACAGAAGAATCGAGCTGGGCAAACTATGAGAAACTGGCGGCGCTCTACATTATCCGTAACGAGCACGGCGGGGAGCAACTGCAGGCGAAAGCTCCCCCAATGCTGTATTCTGCAGAGCCTGCGCCGGCCAAGAAAATAAAACCCTCCGGCAGTGAATTTTTGAAAGCGGTCGGGAATGTAGCGCAGGATAGGGCGTGGGAAGTTATGGACGAGCTTATGGACACACTAAAAATCGTCAATGAGAAAGCTTATAACAGCGTCCTAAAAAAACTAACCTAAATCGCTACTACTAACACGTTACTAACAAAGTTAATCTTGGCAAAAATAAAAAAGTCCGGGAACCCTTGAGATTCCTGGACTTTTTTGGTGGAGACTGCTGGACTCGAACCAGTGACCTCCTGCGTGTGAATTATAATCGTTTTGAATATATAGGCACAAAAGTTAATAAGAATAACAATATTTGTTGCGATTTTGCAACTTTTCGCAGAGCAATTTTGCAAGGGCTTGCCTTGGCTCCCGTCGGTAACTAACAAACTACTAACAAATTTTCGCCTTTTTAACGGCCTGCACCAATTCCTCCGCTGATGTATGGACGTATATATTTGCGGTAGTGGAGTAGTTGGCGTGGCCGAGGATCCTCTGTAGCGTTTCCGGAGCAATCCCCGCTTTTCTCGCCCAGCTCGCATAGGTGTGCCGGGTGGAGTGCGGCGTTTTGCGCTGGATTTTTAATTTTTCCAAAAGCGGGTAATAATCCCGGCGGCGGAAGTTTGCTGGGATTTTTTCCCCAGCATAGCCGGATATGAGCAGTGGGCCAGTAGCCTTATTTGCAAAATAGGCAAAGTATGGGATCCCTTCGGGGCGGATTGGGATGATCCTGTTTCGCCCAGCTTCCGTCTTTTCACCGCCGACCACATAATCTTTGTGATAATCTTTAGCCGGTAGGGAAAACAATTCCCCTATGCGCATTCCTGTGTAAATCAGCATGAGGATAATTTTTGCGGTGTCGCTGCCGTCCGCTTCCAGCTTGCTTATTTCAGCATCGGTAAATGTTTCTTTTTCTTTTTTTGTGTTTTCGGGGAGCTGGACGAATTTTGCAAAATTTGTTGTGATGATCTCCTCGCGCATGGCCCATGTGAACATCTGCGTTATGAGTTGCTTATACTTGGACACAGTGCTATGGGATTTATGCATATGGGCATCCAGTACGCCCTGGAAATCCGCCGTTTTTAAGTCCCGGAACTTCCGGTCGTGCAGCGGCGCAAAAATTTTAAATGCGCCGTCATAGCCTTCTATACCGTTTGGCCCTATTTTTTTGTAATGCTCCTCTTTCCAAGCGTCAAACACCTGGGCAAAGGTCATGTTGTACCGCTCCGTTAAATCCTTGCCTGCAAGACGTTCCAGCGCCGCTATAGCATCTTTTTTGGTGGGGTAATATCCTATAATGATTTTTTGCTTTGCAGCCACCCAGGGCCTGCGTCGGCGCCCGGCGAGCTTATACACTGTCCCGGTTCCGTTGGCCCTCCTCATTGCTTTTCCCATTTTTATCCTCCTACCCTATATTTTTATCAGTTTGATGGTGCCTGTAATATCGCAGCGCATTAATCAGCGAAGCAATGATTACACCGACGCCCACCGTAAGCAGAGCAAATAGCATCCAGCCGATTGATGTAATCTGCCCGTTGCGGATAAGCCCTGTGTGCGGGACGCTTGAATCAAACGCCAAATATCCAAATATTATGGATACGGCAATTGACAGCGAAAACGCCAGGATATACACCCAAATTTGCAATACGCGCTCCTTTTTTTCGTGCTTTGCCACTGATCCGGTCAGCTGCTCCATGCCGCCCTCCAAGTGCGCAATGCGTAGGGCTGCGCTATGCTTTGCATCTGCATCGGCCATTGCTCTGTGGGCCTCTGCCAGCTGCTCCTCCGTGGTTGGTCTCTTTACGATACCAAAATACTCATCTATAGACACACCGAGGGCGGCGCATATAAGCCCCATCTTGTATAGGCTTGGATCCTTTGAAGACGCAGAAAAGTAATTGCTGATCGTGGACGATGACAGATCTGTTAAATCGGCTAAGTCTTGCGTGGTAAGATGCTGGTACTCCTTTGCCTCTCTGCAAATATCCTGCAAAGTTTTTTCCATTTCTTCCCCTCCTGCCTTATTTCGGGCAAACCTCTCCGTTTGTTTTTACCGGCTAATCGCATATTATCCGGTTTTTGGATTGACTTGCCAAACAACAAACTGATACTGTGGGTATGCGGCCAAGAGCCAGTGACGGCGATAGGCGGCAAAAAATCCCCACCGTCCGGTGCGGGGGCGGTGGGGACTATATGAAATAATTTTCTATGGCGTTCACTTAATCCCCAATAGCTTGCCGACTTTTCTTTGCCGCCCCGCCTTTGTTGTAGGAATTCCCGTTGCTTTTGCAATCTTGCGTTTTGCGCTGGTAATTCCAAGCGCACGTTTCCAGCTAAAGGAAAGCCCTGGTATTTTAAAGGAAGATTTTTTAGCCATTTCTAATTATGCTCCTTCTTAAAAAATTTTTTGTATTGTTGCCCTAAACTGTGCAACAAATGCCATATTTTGACTATAGGTAGATAAACCGAAAGGAGAAATAATGTGGATTGGAAGCAGAAAAATATAAAGATGGAAATTGTAAGCTGTGAAACGAAAAATAAATGTGATATAATAAAGAATGCAGAGCATATTGCGTTACTTTCTGAGGCGATTTCTTTAGCGAGTAAAATGACCCGCAATCAGTTTGATAAAATTATGGAGGCGATAAAATGAAAATTTGGGCTATCAGTAAAGAAAACGGCTACGAGCGCGAAATCGGTCTTGAGCTGGACGGCGTTGACCGCGAAACAGCCATCAATGAGCTTTACAAAATTGCCAGGAATCTTTTTGCCGGTGAACTTGATATGTTTTGGAAAGAGGGAGAGCAGGGCAAGGCTACCTTTTAAAGCTACGCTTTACGCTTGCACTCAATTACGGCTTGCAGCTGGTCGGATACTGCTACGCAATTTGGGCATTCCCTCACGATTAAACGGCTGAGTTCGTCAACTTTTTCCGCCGTTTCTCCCGTGGCTTTTGCGCGATAAATGCCGACGGCGTTGGTAGCGGACTGAAAGTTTGCGGGAGCCGGATACTTTGCATATAAGGAAACGGCGGCAACCATCGCATCAAAATCGGAATCGCAAGCGGCCTCTTTCTCGTGCGCCCATATTGCCCGCAGCTTTTCGATTTCTGCTTTTGCTGTCCGCTTAGAAATGTAGACAGACACTCCGGCGGATGCCAAAACAGAAAAGGCGGAAACGCCGATTTCACCCCACGAAATACTCATAATTAATTCCCCAAAGCCCCGCGGGCGGCTTTGATAAAAATCCGCAGGGTTTCCTTATCCATTTTTTTCAAAAGCTCGACAGCTTCTTTCAAATCTTCATCTTCCATTACGCCCTCGATCTCCAGATCGGGGGCTTTTTTTGCGCCCTGCGAAGCTACGGGGGCGGCTACATCGTCCGGCATAATGTCCTCTACGGAAACGCCGAGATATTCGGCAATAGCGGGAAGGCGAACATTTGACGGCTTAGTTTTCCGCGTATTCCATTGGCTATAAATGCTATTTGATAGCCCTAATGCACGGCTTAAATCGGCTCCATTTTTGCCCTTTTTGCTCAAGTAAAAGTTTATTTTGTCTATAGCGTCCATTTGCACCTCGTGTATATTGTGCAGTTCGCCAAAACTAATAAAAACTAATAGAAAGTGGTTGACTTATACCTTCTAATTAGTTATAATAAGAATCGGCGGGAGGCAATACAAAACCAAGCCCCCCTGCACTTAGCGGACTGCGGAAAATATTAAGGGTTGTTGGCACTTCCATAATACCACAGTTTGCTAAGTTGTCAAGTAAAACTTAGTTTTTGTTGATTGCGGAGAGGGAAAGCCGCCCTGATGCCGTAACATCGTGGCGGCGGCCGAGCACTTAGACCGGCGGTTGGACGATGCGGAGCCGGCTAAAGCTTTTGCACTTTTCCTCGCCGTATTCAACGGAAACTAAGCAAGAATCAAACTGGAGGTGACAGAATGAGTTTTCGCAGCGCTCGGGTGGCTGCTGGGCTAAGTGTCCGGCAGGTCATCGAGAAACTAAAGGTGACGGATGCGGCGGTTTACATGTGGGAGACCGGCACGCAGGCACCGAGAGCCAGCCGCTTGCTGGAGATCGCCGAGCTGTACGGCTGCACGGTGGACGAGCTGTTGAAGAAGGAGGATGACAAATGATCGAAACCATGACGCTGCACCAGGCATCGAAGTATCTTAGAGATAAAGGCTTGAGCCTTTGTTCTGACACTCTGGCCGACGGCCTGGAGCAGGGCGTGTACCCCTTCGGCGTGTGCATCCGCACCGACCGCAGCCGGGTATTTCAGATTTTCAAAAAGAAGCTGGATGCGTGGATCGCAGAGCGGGAGGAGTAAACATGACCAACCAAGAATACAGGGCGCTGGAGGATGCTTTTCTGGCACGGCACGATGCGCTGTGCGAAGATAAGAACCCGCTGGAGTGCGATTGCCCGGCCTGCCCCTGCAAGGGTATGTGCGATGCGCTTTGCGCTGCGGAGGTGAATTGATGGACGGATATACATTGACGCTGGTCATTATAGGATCCGCAACGGTGAGTTATTGGCTCATGCGGCTGGTGGACAAACTGGACGGGAAGTAACACAAACGGAGGGAAAGACGATGAAAGCGTGCAAGGGATTTGATAAAAATTTGAGGTGCCGAGGCTTTCAGTATGAGGTCGGCGGCGAGTACACGGAGGAAACCGCAGAGCTGTGCAATCGCGGACCCCACGCCTGCGAGAACCCGCTGGACACGCTACGCTACTATAGACCTGGCGATAGCCGGTACTGCGAGGTGGAGATTGAGGACAACGGAGAGCGCAGCAGCGATGACAGCAAGGTTTGCGGCAAACATATCAGGATTGGCGCGGAAATCGGCTTGAAAGGCGTTATCAACGCTGGTGTGCGGTTTGTGTTTGATAAGTGCGAGAGCGCAACCGAGGAA